GCTTCAACAGATATGTTACTTGTTGAGTTGGATTATTTCTATCCTGACTTTACTAACCGTGGTGGTTTCTTCTCTATTGACTCCTATCCAATTCAGGATGATGATACTCTGTTTAATCCTGCAAACAACATTAGAACTGAAAACATTCCTGTATTCAAATCATCAATTACAGGTCAATCATATGATTTGAGAAACCAGTTGGATTTCCGTGTTGTTAAAGATAGAACCGCAACTGACACAACAACACCAGGTTCGGCATCTGTTAATCCATCACCAACATCAACTTTGATTTATCCAGCAGCAGGTATGAAATTTCCTGTACCTTCTTCAGTAGTTGAATATGATTACTATTATTATCTTGGAAGGATTGACATTGTTGTAGTAGATAAAGATAACAGATTTCAGGTTATTAAAGGACAACCTACAACTAATCCACAGAGTCCAGTTGTTCCTCCTGGAGTTATGGCTCTTTCACAATTGACTATTTCTCCATACCCATCATTGTCACCTGCATATGCTACAAAACTTAATAGATCAGAACTTGCTTCTACTCCAAAGTCTTTAGCAGTATATCGCTATACAATGAGGGATATTGGTTCTCTCAAGCAACGTATTGTTAATCTAGAATACTATACATCTTTGTCTCTATTGGAAAAAGCGGCCACTGGCACTGTAATTCAGAATGATGCTGGATTAGATCGTTATAAAAACGGTATCTTTACCGATTCTTTCCGCGATAACTCAAATGCGGCTGATTATGATCCAGAATTTAGAATTGTATTTGATACAACAGAAAAGACAATTCGTCCAGTTTATAAAATGGAATCTATTGTCTATAACTATCTAAGTGGTACAAACGTTAAATATAATAACCCAGTTATCACGGTTGCTTATACTGAAGTTCTTCATCATGCGCAACAATATGTTACTATGGACATAAATGTGGAGCGCCAATCTTGGTTGTTTCTTGGTACAGTTAATTTGTTCCCATCCCAAGATATTTGGGTGGATACAACCATTCTACCTGATGAACAATTAACTAAACAATCAATTTATATTGTAACCTACGGTTCTCAAGGCACTGCCAATGAAGCAAAAGTTGCTTATGGCACAACAGCACACTATGATTTAAACAGCGGTAATACCAATTATGGCATCTATCAAGCAAATGGTTATTTTAATCAAAATACTACAGGTGGTGTTGTTGACGTTCTCAATACCACAAACTGGAATGCCTGGAATACACATGTTGTAGGATATAAAGTTTATACAGGTAGTGTTGGATCAGATGGTAATCCATATTCTACAACATTTTCAACATACGATGCTGCCAGAAACTATGCCAACTCAATTAATCCTGTAGGCGGCGCCGGTGTTACAATTGAAACAGTCTACAACACTGTAAGAACAGGTACTCAATATTGGGAAGCTGACAGCACTGACACGGTTCAAACCGATTACAAAGTTATTGATGTTCAGAATTATGCATACATCCGTCCTCAAACTATTGCAGTTCAATGCACCGGTATGAAACCTTTTACACGAATGTGGCCATACTTTGATAGTGTTGCGATGGCAAATAGCGCGAGGCCTTTGACCGCCAACCAGTTCTCATGGATTATTAACAACGGTCAATATGGACTTGCTGCAAATACTCTTAATAATATATCATTAGGAACTTCAACAAATCCTGCGGCAGGTATCGTTGCACTACCATCTACACTTGGTCCTTGGGCCAACTATGGTGATAGTTTGATTACTGATGCTAATGGTATTGTTACTTTCCAAATGCAAATCACAACCGGACAATTTAGAGTTGGACAGCGCCAATGTTTAGTTATTGATAGCAGAAACTATATTGATCTAAGCAGTGCTACTAGTACCGCTGATATTCCTGTTGATGTTTCAACCGGTGGTGCCGCAGTATTTACGGCATCTGGTCAAGCAGTAACCAAACAGCGTTCTATTCTATCCACAAAAACAGTTTCTTATCATGCAGAAGCAGTTTCCCAGAATTATAACTCTGCTGGATTTGAGTATATAGCGGCGCCCCCTCCACCTGCGCCAGCTTCACACTCTTGTACCGCATACTCATTCTTGGCATCTGCACCAAATGGTGAAGAAGGTATCTTCCTCACCTCAGTTGATCTATTTGTATCACGTATCGGCCGTGAAGGTTTTTGGTGTGAAATTCGTGAAATGGATTCTGGACAGCAGATTACACGTAATACAGTTCCATATTCTGAAGTGTTCTTTAATAATCCTGCTAGTGTTCCAATTTCAACAAACGGCAGAGATAATCCATGTAATGTTAAGTTTGATATTCCAATCTTCTTGTATAACAATACACAATATGCGTTTGTTATTCATCCAATCAATGCTAATCCAGACCTTTATGTTTGGTGTTCTAGACTCGGTGAATTGGATATTAACGGACTTGGTACACTAAATGATCGTCGTGGTACTGGCACATTCTATCAAACAAACAATAATACAAACTGGGATATCATCGAAGGCCTAGACTTAACCTGTAATTTCTATCGTGCAGAGTTTAACAAAAACCAAGCATCTGCTACAATTGGTAATAGACCAATTGAAAAACTTTTTGTTAGAAATGTTGGAATTGATTTCTCTAATAATCGTGGTGATATATTCATCTCTGGTGACCATATTTCATTACCAGCATTGAATAGTGGTGCTTCTGTTGCCGTGACTGACTTTGTTGTTGGTGATCGTTCATTTGTTAATAGTGCCGCAGTAAACGTTTCTACTGGTATCGCAGGAGTCATTGCTGCCGGTAATACGGGTTATTATGTTGGCGAAGTTATACGTATTTACTCATCCAATGGTACGTTTAAAGGCCAAGCAACAAACAGTGGTATTACAAATGGCCAAGGAACACTTGATTACTATATCAACGGCAGTGATACTTCACTTGTCCAACTTACTGGTTCAGGTGGTGGATTCGTTGTTGGTGATGCTATTATCTGCTCAACTGATTGGAGCCAGTATGGTTATTTGTATAACATCTATGCAATCTCAAACTGGAGATATTCCGCATTCCATTTTGAACCATCTGCATTGAACTTCCAATTGACAGATATGACTTATGAAATGACTTCTGTTGGTACAACTGGTTCTAATCAATTAGTCACAAAGATTGATCCATCAACTACACAATATTTTAATACAGAAAGAGCAGTTCTTTCTAGAACAAATGAAATTAACCAACTTGCTGGTGCTAACTCACAGATTATTTCAGTCAATATGAAAACTTCATCAAATGCAGTTTCACCATTGCTTGATCTAACAAAAACACAAACAATCATACTTGATAACATTATCAACAATGACACAACGGATGAAACATTACCAACTCATGGTGCTTTGATCAATAAGTATATTTCAAAGACAGTAACCCTTGCTGAAGGCCAGGATGCTGAAGATATGCAAGTTATTCTATCGGCATATCGCCCACCAGGAACTGATGTTAAAGTTTGGATTAAAATTCTAAACGCTCAGGATGGTACATCATTCGCACAGCAACATTGGGTTGAATTGTATAAGGATGGTAATGGTGATCAAACCTACTCATCACTTGATGATAGAAGTAACTTTAAGGAATATACATATCTTGTTCCTACAAGTTCTGTTGATAGAATAACAATCGCAAACACATTAGGATTCTCAACTGGTATCAACGTTGGATTCACACTAAACGGTCTAACATCAGGGTTCTCCGCAATGGTAGAGAGAATTGAGGGTGGTACAATCTACGTTATGTCTGATACAGGATTTGATGCTGGCGAAACTGCCAATGTTGTAGATACAACTGGTGTCGTAGTAGGCAATACTCAAGTCCTATACACCGGGCGTACCGTGGCACTCAATGGTGATTATGCTGGTGCTGCTAATGTTATCACCTACACGACTGATGCTGGTGTAACCTATAGCACATACAAATATTTCTCCATCAAGGTAGGTCTCCTAAATGATGGTGTAAACTCTGCCGTTGTTCCAAGAGTAGGTGATCTAAGAGCAATTGCTTTGCAAAAATAAGAGGTTATAATGGAATTTACTTTTGATATGAGTGAAATGATGACCCACATCATAAATGTGGATTTTAAAGATGGTCGTGGTAAAGTTCCTGCTCACCAACATGTAAATGGTGGAGGATGGGTAGCAGAAACGGCACATGTTGATTCAGAATGTTATGTTGGACCTCATGCAGTGGTTTTTGGTAATGCAAGAGTTACTGAAAAGGCCGTCATAAACGATTTTGCAAAAGTATATGGTAGTGCTAGAGTTTATGGATCCGCAAGAGTTTATGGTGATGCTGAAGTATATGATACGGCACAGATATATGATAATGCCAGGGTATGTGGACATGCAAAAGTCTATGAAAATGCAAGAGTTGTAAATAATGCCTTGGTATATGATAATGCGGAAGTTTACGGTAATGCTATGGTTAGAAACAATGCAGAGGTTCTAAATCACGGAAAAATATTTGGTAATGCTGACATATATGACTCCATAAAGATTTATGATAATTGTGTGGTATCAAGAAAACCTATTGTTTGTTTTGGATTTGACTCAAACGTATTGATTGCTGATCATCATGTGGCATTAGGTTGTGTTGTCTTTCCTCCATATTTTGTGGCCAAGACAGGTAAAAGAATGATGAGACTTATGGGTTATAGTCCAGATATCTCAGAAAAGTGGATTCAGGCCTTACAATTTGTTATTGAGTTTCATGGTTGTACCGATAGACCGGAAGACCTAGAACATTTTGATGAACGAAAGGCCATTATGGATCTACTAACTGCCAAAGTAGGTATTAGATGACGGACGCAAAAACAGATTTACCTGGTGTTTATAGAACCCCTGAGGGATTTCTTATAAATAAGGATAATAAATCTCTAGAAGCATATAAGGCTAGAAGACAAAGAGAAAAAGAACTCGATACATTAAAAGATGATGTATCATCACTTAAAAATGATTTACAAGAAATAAAAGATTTGTTAAAAGGACTGGTAAAGTAAATGGGAATTGCAAACGTTAACCTCACTGATACATTCCAAACCTGGGTTACTAAAACTAACCAGGTGATCATTTATGCAAACCAGTTAGATAATACGCAAAATTTACAGTTTCAAGCTCTAAATACATCTTTCACCACTTTGAATTCTGCATATACAACGACAAATTCTAGTTATGTCGTTACTAACATTGCTTTCAATACCACAAATGCTTGTTATAACGTAACAAATGCTAATTATGATACAACAAATGCTAACTATATCCTTACCAATTCAGCATTTGTTCGTGTAAATTCGGTTTATGATCTAACAAATTCCAATTATGATACAACCAATGCAGCATGGGGTATGCTAAATTCTGCATATGTTGTTGCCAACGCAGCATATAATAATGCCAATGTTGGTTTTATTTCTACTAATAACTATGCTAATCTTGTAGGTATATCCTCTAATGCTTATGCCGTAGTGGTTGGAGCATCCGCAAATGCATATACAAATGTTGTAGGTTCATCATCCAATGCTTATACCAATGTTGCGGTAACAGCATCAAATGCATATACAAATGTTGTAGGTTCATCGGCCAATGCTTATTCAAATTTTGTAGGAATAGCAGGAAATGCTTATACCAATGTTGCGGTAACAGCATCAAATGCATATACAAATGTTGTAGGTTCATCGGCCAATGCTTATTCCGTAGTAATTGGTGCCTCTGGTAATGCTTATGCCAACGTAGTTGGTACATCAGGCAATTCTTATACGGTTGTTGTTGGTACATCAGGTAATGCATTTGCCAATGTTGTTGGTGTTAATGCTAATAACTGGAGCAATTCATATTCTAATACGGTTGGTGTTAATGCTAATAACTGGGCAAATACCGTAGTTCTTAATGCCAATACATATGCTAACTTGGTTGGTGCTAGTGCTAATGCCTATACAATGACCGTGGATTCAAAGGCACAATCGGCATTTACCTTAGCAAATAACGTAAACGGTGCTATAACACTTATATTAGGAAATAGTGCAAACTCTCTACAAGTAGCACAAGCAAACTATAATACAACCAATGCGGCGTTTGACTCTGCTAACACAACTGCTAATAATCTCGCTAATACCGCCGTTGCTGCCAATAACTATGCTGGTTATATGGCAAATTCCGCCAACGGCCGCGCTAATACTACCGTTGCTGCTGCTTATGCATATGTAAATACTACCTCATCTTCAATAAATGCTTATGCTAACCTTGTCGGAACATCTGGCAATGCTTATATAGTTGTTGTTGGTGCTTCAGGAAATGCTTATACAAATACAGTAACAGCATCCGATAGAGCATATACCAATACATCCGTAACATCGGCTAATGCCTATTCCGTAGTAGTTGGTGCCTCTGGTAATGCCTATTCAAACGTTGTAGGAGCATCTGGTAATGCTTATGCTAACGTAGTTGGTGCCTCTGGTAATGCATACTCCAACGTAGTTGGAACGTCAGGAAACGCCTATTCAGTAGTAGTTGGAGCATCTGGTAATGCCTATACTAACGTAGTTGGAACTAGTGCCAATAACTATGCGTCGGCCACATATTATGCTAAAGTGGGCGGAACAATTTCAGGCGATGTATTCATTACAGGCAACTTAACCATTGCTGGTAATACCACATATGCCAATACAAATACATTCCTTGTAGGAAATAATACTATTGTCCTTGATACAAACTTACCAAGTTCTGCATCACCATTCTTAAACGCAGGTATCATTGTTAATAGAGGCAATAAAAATTCTAATGCTGCTATTACATGGGTTGAAGTATCAAATGCTTGGGCATTTACAAGTAATACACTAAATGCTTACACAACTTTTATCGCATCAAATGGTGATGTTCTTTCTGTAGCAACAAATACAACTGCTGCTTTCGGACATTCTAATTTAACTTATGCAGCAGTAAATAGTGCCTTTGGTGTTATCAATGCCGCCTTTGGTGTTGCTAATAATGCCTATACTTCCACTAATGGTTCTGCTGCCTTTGGTTTTGCTAATGGTGTTTCAACCAATACTACCGCAGCATTTGCCAAAGCAAATGGTGTATCAGCCGGTGCTAATGCTTATGCCTCATCGGTTGGTACTTCTACCAATAACTATACATCTGCTACTTACTCAACATTAACACAATTTGGATCAGTGTTTGGTGTTGCTAATTCTGCTTTTACAAAAGCAAATAATGCTGCTACTTCTGCTAATCCAACATTTACAGGAACAATTGATCTTACATCTGCAAGTTTTAAAAACCAAACATTAACAGATGCAGCAACAATTTCGTGGGATACATCATTAGGCACAGTTGCAACTATCACATTAGGCGACAACAGGATTATGGGTGCTCCGACAAATCTCAAAGTTTCTACATATATACTACACGTTTATCAAGACTCAACAGGAGATAGAACTCTTGATTTTACAACCGCAGGTATATTCAAATGGCCAGGAGGTGTTGCTCCTGTAATAACACCAGGTCCAAATGCTCATGATGTTATTTCTTTTGTCTGTGATGGTACTTATCTTTATGGATCATGGTTACCAGACGTAACTTAAGGAAAAAAAATGTCCGAATACGTAGAACTTTATATGGACCAAGGTGCAGACTTTAGCACTACTATACAGATAAATAGTGAAGATAATAATTTAGCACAAAACCTAACTGGTTATATTGTAACCAGTCAAATGAGAAAATCTTTAGTTTCTATAAATGCAACTGCCAACTTGGTTTGTACCATTCCTGATGCCAATACAGGCGAGATTTTTGTAGAACTAGATGCTGCTAATACGGCCAATATAGAGGCTGGAACATATTTCTTTGATGTTAAAGTGAATGATACTGTTGCTGGATTAAGATCCAGACTTATTGAAGGTATTATGTTTGTTACTCCAACAATAACACAATAGGTACAACTATATGGCCAAAATAGTAGTAACAACAACACCTAAAAACCGAATTTTGATAAATACATTTAATGGCGCAGGTGGCGGCGGAGTCCAAGAACTTGTTCAACTTAAAGACGTTGATGCCAGCCATATAGCAAATAACGAGACAGTCGTTTATGATGAGCAAAGTGGAAAATTTGTAATCGAAGCATTGCCCATCTTAGACGGAGGAGAATTTTAAGATATGACAGCAAGTAATACAATCATCCAGATCAAACGATCTTCATCAACAGTAGTTCCAATAGACGGATCACTAAATCCAGCGGAACTTGCGTATTCCTATAATTCTGAAAAACTATTTATAGGTAATGCAGCTGGCGATGGCGTTATAGCCATTGGCGGTCAGTTTTTCATTGATCAACAGAACAGTATTTACGATTTAGTTAATGCTGCTTATGCACAAGCAAATACTTCTTCTGATACATCTTTTATATTTGACCTATTAAATGTAACATTTAATACCACTAATTCTGCATACACTCTTGCTAATGCTAACTTTGATGTTACCAATGCGGCATATGGATTAGCAAATTCCAATTATGATGTTACCAATGCAGCATACACTCTTGCCAATGCTAACTTTGACGTTACCAATGCTGCATATACACTGGCCAATGCTAACTTTGATGTAGCAAATGCTGCTTATGGTTATGCAAACGCATCTAATACTTGGGCAAATACAACATTTGTAAAATTGTCTTTACCTGGACAAACACAAACGATTGCAAGTGATATTGCTATTACAGGTAATCTTAATGTAACTGGTACAACCACTTATGTTAATACAACAACAGCTCAAGTAGGCACTAATCTTCTTATTTTGGATGCAGAGTTACCAAACACAGATGCACCATATATGTTGCAATCTGGTTTTCAAGTTAACCGTGGTTCATCTACCAATACATATCTCGTTTGGGACGAATCATTTACTAAATGGGCCTTTTCAAATGACGGTTTAAATGAACTATTCATTGCTTCTAATACAGACATTGAGGCCGGTAATTCTTATGCATCAGCAGTTGGCGTTGCTGCTAACGTTTATGCTGCGGCAGTTGGTGTATCTGCTAATGTTTATGCCGATGGAGTAGGATCAGCTGCAAATACAAATGCTGCTAATGCATCCTACATTAATACAGGAACACTAGCAGTTCCTTATGGCGGTACAGGAGTAGGTACATTCACCGTAAACGGTATACTATACGGTAATACAACAGGTCCTTTGAACGTAACTGCTGCTGGTACATCAGGTCAAGTATTACAGGCTGATACACTCGGTGTTCCATTCTTCGGTATGCTAGACGGAGGTTCTTTCTAATTTTTTAACTCGTAAACTGGAGATTGGTTATGTCGGATTCAAGTGCTTTTGTTAATTCTTATATTGAAAATGCGATTGGAATGTTACATGAAAATATAAGTACCATTCTACAATTAAAAACGCAGACAAAATTATCAAATGATATAGCAAAAGCAAAAGTTGAAGAAGTAATAAAACTCCAAGAAGAGTTGAATAAAGTTAAATCCGAATTGGAAATGAGTAAGTCCGACCTACAATCAAAGTTGGACTTTACTCGTTCCGATTTGGAAGGCAAATTAAGTAATACTCGCACAGAACTGCAAAAAACTAAAACAATTGACAATGAGCAAATAAATAATGCTCGTAAAGATGCCAAAAGATGGGAAGATGAATGTAATGCATTGAAAAATAAAGTATCAGTTTTAGATACTTTGACTAATCAATTCAATGATGTAAAAAAGCAACTTATTGATAAAAATAATGAATTTAATTCTTTAAAAGAAAAATATGATAGTTTACAAAACTTAGCTACTGAATTAGATAAACTGAAAAAATTACTTGATGAAAAAGAAAAACAAATAGAAATACTTGAAAATCAAAATGTTAAAAAATCGTCTCAATCTTTTCCTAAAAAAAGTATAAATACTAAAAACATTGTTTCATCTGTAGAACCGGAAGAGAAAGCTGACGATTTTTAATGTCAAACACAGTAATTCAACTTAAAAGTTCCGGTGTACCGTCTCATATACCAAATAGCCTGGCCAATGGTGAGATTGCTCTTAACTATGCTGATGGTAAATTTTATTATAAAAACGTTACAGGACAAATTGTAAGTTTTTCTGGTTCTGGTAATGTTTATAGTTTTGCTACTATTAATGCCAATAACTCTCTTATTACAGCACTAAGTAATAGTTCAGTTCTTTCTATAGTTCCAGGTCAAAATATTGGTATTACTTCCGATATTATCAACGACATCATAACTATTAGTGCTAATTTAAAACCAGCATTTGACATTGCCAATTCTGCATTTAACTATGCTAATACGCTTTCAGGTGGATTAAATCTTACAGACATTAGTGATAGAGCAAACCTTGCTTTAGATGAGGCAAACGCTGCCTATGATGTTGCCAATGCTGCCTATGGTGCTGCTAATGCTGCCAGTGGTGGTATTGATATTACAGCGATTTATAATGAGGCAAACGCTGCCTATGATGTTGCCAATGCTGCCTTTAATTATGCTAATGGAATTGGAACTTATGAATCCGCTTCTTATAATGTTGCTAATGCGGCATTTGACAAGGCCAATTCTGCCAACTCTCTAGCATATAATACTGGTATTGGTGCAAATAACTATGCCGGTGCAATGGCTAATAGTTCTAATGGTTATGCATATAATGTAGGTATTTCTGGTAATGCATATGCCGATACAATTGGAACAAATGCTAATAATTATGCCAATCTATCATTTTATACCATTGCTAACGGACAATCTTTATATGATACATCTAATGCAGCATTTGGTGTCGCTAATTCAGCATATGATAATGCCAATGCTACATTAATACTAACACAGGCAGCATTTGATTATGCCAACTCTATAGGTACCAGTGAAAGTGCGGCGTATCTTGTTGCTAATGATGCCTTTGATACAGCCAATGCTGCTTATGATAAAGCAAACTCTGCCAATTCTTTAGCATACAATACTGGTATCGGTGCTAATGCTTATTCTTACATCTCAACATCTTCTGCAAATAACTATGCTGGTGTTATGGCAAATTCTGTTAATGCTTATGTTGATACATCCACCAGTGCTGCCAATAACTTTGCCGGTGCAATGGCAAATTCATCCAATGCCTATACCAGAACATTTGCTAATACAGTTGGTGTAAAAGCAAACACATGGGCCAATACCGTTGGTGCTTCTGGAAATGCTTATACTAATCTATCCACAACATCTGCCAATAACTATGCTGGATATCTATCAAATACTGTATATGGTTATGTAAACACCTCTATGACAATTGCCAATGCAGCATTTGATAATTCCAATACTTCATATAATCTGACAAATGCAACCTATACTGCGGTTAATTCAGCATTTGGTGTTATCAATGCGGCATTTACAACTGCTAATAATGCACTGGCAAACAATTCTGGTAGCGTATTTAATGGTGACCTGATAATTACAGGAAGTGTAACAGTAGGATCTTCCGAACTCACAAACTTTACATTAACAACATCTTCAAATAATGACCAAATTCTAGACCATTTCCAAACAACTTCATATCGTTCGGCTCATTATACTATTACAATTGATGCTGGTGTTGAATGGGAAACCACACAGATTTCTCTAATTCATAATAGCACAGATACATTTATTACAGAATATGGATTGTTATATACTTCCAACATTCTTGCTACATTTAGTGCATCTGTTACTTTAGGTGAAGTTAGATTAAATGTTGTTCCTAAGTATGCTTCTTCTACAATTAGAGTATTAAGAACAACACTTGATGATTAAGGTATTAAAAATAAAAATTATATAAATAGATAAAATAGACATTTAGGGGAAAGGGAACCAAGTGTCAAACAAAGAATTTATAGTCCGCAATGGGCTAGTTGTCACTGCCAATGCAAACATCACAAATCCAACACTGTTGGTTGCCGGACAAAACGTCCTAGCATCAATCATTTCTGCCAATAACTATGCTGGTTATATGGCAAATTCCTCTAATGTCTATGTCGATACGTCTACCAATGCAGCAAACAACTATGCCGGCGTTATGGCAAACGGTGCAGGTACCATCGCCAATGCGGCCTTTGGTCATTCCAATACAACATATGCTGCGGTCAATTCTGCTTTTGGTGTTATCAATGCCTCATTTGGTTCAGCAAATACCGTAGGTGGTTATGCCAATACAGCTGGATCACTAGCTAACCAGGCAGGTGTTATTGCAAATGCAGCATTTGGTTCATCCAATACAGCAGGATCATACGCAAACACTGCCGGTGGTAATGCCAATCAGGCAGGTGTTATTGCTAACGCATCTTTTACTATTGCTAATGGTGCTTATGATCATTCCAATAACATATCCATTTCTGCCAATAATTGGGCAAATACAGTTGGTGCCGCAGGTAATGTTTATGTAAATACAGCGACTCAAAGTGCTAATAATTATGCCGGTGTTATGGCAAATGCATCTAATGCTTGGGCTAATACAACCGGTGTTTCTGGTAATAATTATGCTGGACTTATGGCAAATAGTTCCAATGGTTATGCTTATACCATTGGTATCTCCGGTAATGCTTATGCTAACTTTGTAGGTGCTGCTGCCAATGCTTATTCTGGGTCAATTGGAGTAAATGCCAATGCTTATGCCAATACTGTAGCAATAGCATCCAATAATTATACAAACGTTGCAGTTGCCGCAGTAAATGCTTATGTCAACTTATCAACCTCAGCATCTAATACCTGGTCCAATACTGTTGGTGCTTCAGGTAATGCCTATGTAAATCTATCCACATCATCAGCAAATAACTATGCTGGTGCAATGGCAAATGCGGTCAATGCTTATACTGCATCATCTTATACAGTCAAGGGAGCATATGATGTTGCTAATGCGGCCTTTGGTATCGCTAATGCTGGATATGTTTCAGGTAATGCTAACTATGTTCTAACAAATACCGTATTTGGTATAGTCAATACTGTTTATGGAATCTCAAATGTAGCAGCATCAACCTCTGCCAATACCACATACGATCTCCAGATGCGTGGTTTCGTCAAGGCAAGTGATACATCCATTTCAGTTGGTGGATATCAAAACAACACATTTACCCTTTCCAATACAAACAACGGTTGGGCCTACTATATGAATGGCCAGCGATATGTTTGTTATGGTGCCAGAACTGCAAATCTTGCGATATCAGCACCTGCCGCTAATGGTAATTATTGGGTTAGTATTAATAACGATACAAATGGCACACTAACAGTTTCTACAACAGCATGGAATATGAATGACCCAACCACTGTTCCAGTTGCCTTCATTCAATATAATTCTTATACTAGCCCAATGTTCCATTTGGATGATAAAAGGTTCTTATCTTCTTCAACAACAACATTAGATTATTATTTACATACTGTTCTTGGTACAAGAGCAACAACTGTAGGTGCATTAAGCGGATATACTGTAGGTGGTACATCAAATGCTAATAATCTTATTAGTGTTAGTACCACCATATTACAAGAAGAGTCCTTAACAAAAACTCAATCAGCATTGAACGTTACAGGTGTTGCAAGTAATAACTATATCACATATTATAGATTATCTTCAGGTCCTGATGTATGGACCTGGGGTTATTCCGATATGCCATATTACCATGATGGTGGTATCATCCAGTGGGATAATAATGGTACACTAACTACTGGTACCAATAACAAATATTATAACTCTTATCTATTGTTTACCACTTATCAAGGTGCCGGTCGTTTTATATTCGTCAACGGTAGAGGTTCATTCAACTCTTCTGCCGAGGCACAGTTGGAAGACATTACAACATGGGATTGGTCATCACTACAAGGTGTTGAATATGTCTTTGCGTACCAACTTACATGGAAGGCACTAAACTCTCTAAACACATCAGGCAAGGCACAGCTTGCCGTTGCTCCTCGTGCGCTAAACATTACAACGGCACCATCTGCCAGTATTCCTACCAATCCTGCTCATAACTCATTAGCAGGTATTCAAGGTGGGTTACCAAACACAGAGTTCTTCCATCTAACAGCGTCCGAATATGGAACTTTACAAGCCAATATCGGAGTTGCGGCATTTAACCTTGTAAATACCGTATTTGGTGGTGCTAATGCTTTAGGTGCTCAAGATAACGTAGCATTTAATGTTACCAATGCGGCCTTTGGTGTTGCTAACGCAGCATACAATAATGCCAATGTTGGTTTAGCAGCATCTAATGCCTATAGTAATACTGTAGGTATTTCTGGAAATGCTTATGTAAATCTATCAACATCCGCAGCAAATGCTTATGCTATAACAATTGGTGCTTCAGGCAATGCATATGCTAACTTTGTTGGTACGGCAGGAAATGCTTACGTAAACTTTGCTACCATTGCTGCTAACGGATATTCTAATACAATAGCAATTGCTGCAAATAACTATACAAATGCATCCACAACATCAGCCAATAATTATGCTGGTGCAATGGCAAATGCTGCCAATGGTTATACAGCAACATCTGCCGGATCTGCTAATAACTTTGCCGGTTCTATGGCCAATAGTTCCAACTCTTGGGCTAACCAGGTTGCGGTATATGCCAACTCATATGCTAATACTATTGCCGTAGCAGCAAATAATTATGCCGGATTTATGGCCAATAGTTCTAATAGCTATGCAATATCAGTTGGTGACGCGGCTAATGCTAATGCACAAGTTGGTCACGCATCTGCAAACAACTATGCTGGTGTAATGGCCAATAGTGCTAATGCTTATGCTACTGCCACTTATGCAACACAGACCACCGTTGCTACTAATGCAACAAGTGCTAATAACTATGCTGGTGCCATGGCCAACGCAGCAAATGCTGTTGCTGCAACAAAGGTTGCATCTGTTACCGGTACATCTGGTCAAATCTTTAGTTCTGGTGGTACAACACCTACAATCAACCTAATTTCTACTGGCGTTACTTCCACCACATACGGTGGTTCTACACAGATTCCAGTAATTGCTGTTGATACTTATGGTCGTTTGACATCTGCCGCAAATGTTACTGTTCAAGGTATGGATTATCCATATGTCAATACTTCCGTTGCCGCGGCCAATAACTGGGCAAATACAAAATTATCAAATACAAGTGGTGTTGTATTTAACGGTAATATAACATACACTGGTTATGTTACTGCTAATAACGGTCTATATTCAGGAAATAATTTCACCGGTTCATTTACAGATGGTATTGTTGTTGATTATGTAACAGGCAATGGTCGTATCAGTGTCGGTACATCCGATGGCCTACAATTCTTTGCTGGTGGTGTTGGTACAAACATTCTTATGTCTTTGACACCATCTGGTTACATTGGTCTTGGTACAGCAAATCCTGCATATCCAGTTCAAATTATTACAGGTGGTGCTACATCAACCACACTTGCCGGTGCTATCTTTGATGCTGAAGGTACATCAAACTTTACAACTCAGTTGAATATCCGCAACGCAACAAACGGTGTTGGTTCTTCATCTGACTTGGTTGCAACTGCTGATAACGGTACAGATACTACAAACTTTATTGACGTTGGTATCAATAGTTCCGGATATAATCAGGCAGGTTGGACAATCAACGGCGCAGGTGATGGATATGTTTATACATCCGACGGTGCTCTATCAATTGGTACCGCAAACACTTCCGTAACGAACAAATACATTTCATTCTTCGTTCGTGGTACTTTAGCATCAAACGAAGCTATGCGTATTCAGGATTCTGTTGGTGGTGCCAATGTTGGTATTGGCACAACAAATCCACAGTATAAGTTGGATGTTGCTGGTACCGCAAACATAGCAAACGTATTGGTTGTCAATGGCGTAAATGTTGTTCCATCGTTTGCTTCAACCAATAACTGGTCTAATGTTTATTCTAATACCGTTGGTGTTAATGCAAACAACTGGTCTAATGTTTATGCTAACCAGGTTGGTACTAATGCCAATACTTACGCCTCCAGTGTTGGCGTAAATGCCAATACATGGGCCAACTCTAAAGTTTATTCAATAACAAGCAATAGCACTTCAAGAGTTTGGGCAAATACTATTACAACCAGCGGTTATCAAAATGTTTATATTGACCTTGCTACATCGGGTGTTACAGCAACCACATATGGTGGTGCTTCTGCAATTCCTGTTATCACAATTGATGCCTATGGTCGTGTTACTGCGGCAGCAAACCAATCAGTTACAAGTGGTGGTGTTACTTCACTGTCACAAGGCACCGGTCTTTCATTCAGTGCCAATCCTATTACCACAACCGGTACAATTTCACTTGCGTCTGGTATTGTTACTGCACAGGCATGGACAGGTGGTATTTCTGCAATAACAACAGATACTTATGGTCGTGTAACATCGGTTACTGCTTCTGCTGGTTATCTTACATCTGCCGTAACGTCTCTTTCACAAGGCACAGGTCTTTCATTCAGTGCCAATCCTATTACCACAACCGGTACAATTTCTATTGATTATACCACATTCAATGCTGGAACACCTGCACAGTCAATGACAGTTACCTCATTGTCCGATTCTTCCGGTACAATTTCGTGGGATGCCTCGACATCAAGAATGGCAACTGTTACAATGTCTGGTACCGGTAGAACTATGGCAAATCCAACCAACTTAAAGGCTGGATCCTATATATTAATAATAAAGCAAGATGCTACAGGTTCAAGAACCATCACCACATGGGGTTCAGTATTCAAGTGGCCTGCCGCAGTAGCACCAGTATTATCAACAACCGCATCCACTACCGATGTATTCTCCTTCTGGTGTGATGGTACTAACTTGTATGGTACATACATTCCAGATTGTAGATAAATATAGAGAGAACTCCAACGAGGTAAATGAATGTTTCTTGTTCCTATTTTGAGACCTACAAAGATTGTTACGCTATCAGCAGCGACTAACAATGTAAATCTCTATACGCAGGCAGGAAGTCCTGCTTATCCTCTGAATCTTCTTTGTTTCATTAATGCTAATATTGGTAGTTCATCAACAGCATCGGCAGCATTCCAAACAGGATCATCTTGGAAAGGCGGTTCACTTCTTTATATTAAAAATGCTGCGGTTATTACTGGTGGAACCGGAGCACCAGTAATAACCGCAGGCACTATAGGAACCACTGGTACGGCAGGAGCACCAGGAACTACAGGAACTACAGGCACTATAGGAACCACTGGTACGGCAGGAGCACCAGGAACCGCAGGCACTATAGGAACCACTGGTACGGCAGGAGCACCAGGAACCGCAGGCACTACAGGCACTATAGGAACCACTGGTACGGCAGGAGCACCAGGTTCAGGCGGCGCCGGTGGGAATGGCGCTGGCCTCAGCTCGCCAGGGCCCTGGGCGACGCCGATGAACAATGCAACATCAGGACAACCAGGAGGAACCGGTCAACCAGGAGGCACAGGTGGTACAGGTGGAACCGGTGGCCCAGGATCAGCAGCACAACCAGGAGGTGCAGGTGGAACCGGTGGCCCAGGATCAGCAGCACAACCAGGAGGTGCAGGTGGTACAGGTGGAACCGGTGGCCCAGGATCAGCAGCACAACCAGGAGGCACAGGCGGAACCGGTGGCCTAGGAGGAACCGGTCAATCAGGAGGAATTTCTATAAATTCTGACACCGTTTCAGGTATTAAAATTCTTTTAAATAATTTAGGAAGCATTATAGGCGGAACAGGAGGTCAAGGAGGAACCGGTGGCCCAGGAGGTCCAGGCGGAACAGCAGGTTCAGTAGGATCTGGAGGAACCGGTGGCCCAGGAGGTCCAGGCGGAACAGCAGGTTCAGTCGGCGCCGGTGGCCCAGGAGGTCCAGGCGGAACAGCAGGTTCAGTAGGATCTGGAGGAACCGGTGGCCCAGGAGGTCCAGGCGGAACAGCAGGTCCAGGTGGCGGAGGAGGCGGCGGTGGCGCCGGCGGCTCGGGCGGCTCGATAAAAGGTTTTACTGTTATTGGCGGAGGAGGAGGAGGAGGAGCAGGAACCCCTGGAGGACCCGGTGGTACACCATATTTTCCTGGAAATCCGGGAACGGCGCCGGCACCTCATCCTGGCCAAGCAGGAACCTCAACAACAGGTGGAACAGGCGGCGCTATTGCAGTTTC